TCCTTACGCGCATGGAACTGCAAATGAGCGTTGAACGTGAACGAGCCGAGCACGGCGTAGAAATTAAACACATCCAAGACGACATGGATAAGATGGCGGCTGATATTGCCGACATCCGTAAGTCTTTGTATGAGATTAACAAAACTCTTTCGGAAGCCAAGGGCGGATGGAAGACTATGATGATGGTCGCTGGTTTTGCCAGCGCTGTTTCGGGAACCTTAGGGTTCCTTATTCATTATTTTTCGGGGAAATAAAATGGCCAAACCATTTCAAGGCGACGACGTAGATGATTTCGAAGCCGCTCGCGACGACGAAGGTAACGTTAAGCAAACTGGTTTAGCGCCTTCCGCTAAGCTTTCTTCTTTTGGCGCCGCATTCAATGCGGCTCGTAGGGGCGGTGAAAAGACTTTTACTTGGAAAGGTAAAAAGTACACCACCGAGATGGCTAAGCCCAAAGCTGCTCCTAAGGCTGCCCCCAAAGCTTCCAAGGCTGACGAAGCGCCAATGACTCGTGCTGAGTTTGACAAGGCCGAGTCTGAAGATCGCTTGGCTGAAGCTAAAAAAGCTTCTAACACCCGTGCGTCTCAGCAAGGATATTTCGGTTCGTTTAAAAAAGGCGGAAAAGTCATGAACGAAAATAAAATGATGAAGAAAGAAGGCCGTGGTATGGCCAAGGCTGACATGCAGAAGGTTGCTGGTAAAGCCGTTAAGAAGCACGAGAAAGCCATGCACGGCATGAAAAAAGGCGGTATGGCTTGCGGTACCAAGAAGTACGCCACGGGCGGCTCGGTTCGTGGTGACGGCTGCGCTCAGCGTGGTAAGACTAAAGGACGGATGGTCTAAATGCGAGCTTGTCGTGGGATGGGGGCGATGTCCCCCAAGAAACTAAAACCTCTCGGTATGAAAGCCGGGGGCAAGGTAGAGTCTCGCGTTAACGAAGCTGGCAACTACACTAAACCTGGGATGCGTAAGTCGCTCTTTGAAAAGATCAAGGCCGGCGGCAAAGGCGGCAACCCAGGCCAGTGGAGCGCGAGGAAAGCGCAAATGCTCGCTATGCAGTACAAGAAGTCTGGTGGGGGGTATAAAGATTGAAAGCCCCTCAAAAGTCGCTGAAGGCTTGGACTGAGCAGAAATGGAGAACCAAGAGTGGCAAACCATCAACTCAGGGGCCTAAGGCAACCGGGGAGCGTTACCTCCCAGAGGCAGCGATCAAGTCTCTTTCATCAGCAGAGTACGCAGCAACAACTAAGGCAAAGCGAGCAGGAACTAAGTCAGGAAAACAGTTTGTCGCCCAGCCTAAGAAAGTTGCTAGTAAAACCAAAGGATTTAGATAGATGAGCTTTACCATTGGATTTTATTTAATTTCTGGCATGATGCTGGGAGTTGAGATCCAACGGAACCCAAATACGGGAAACCCCGTACTTGTACTTGACCTGCTGATTATGCGGTTCATGTTTGAGTACGGAAACGAGGACGACGAGTAAATGACCACGACCGGTACGACGACGTTTAATCTTGATCTCAACAACCTAGTTGAGGAAGCCTTTGAGCGCTGCGGTGCAGAACTGCGCACGGGCTACGACATGCGTACCGCCCGCCGTTCACTTAATTTGCTTACTATTGAGTGGGCTAACCGGGGTATTAACCTGTGGACGATCGAGCAGGGTGAAATTGCGATGACCCAAGGCACGGGAACCTACAACCTTCCCGTCGACACTATCGACCTACTGGATCACGTCGTGCGTACTGGCACCGGCCAAGGCCAACAAGACATCAATATCAGCCGTATTTCGGTTGTGACTTACGCCCAGATTCCTAATAAGAACGCCCAAGGGCGCCCTATTCAGGTATGGATTGACCGGCAGTCTGGAGCTACAGAACCGGCTACGGGCGTGAACTACCCCACAATTAACGTCTGGCCGACGCCGGATCAAAGCGACTATTACACTTTTGTCTATTGGAGACTGAAAAGGATTCAAGATGCAGGTAATGGTACAAACACTCAGGACATACCTTTCCGGATGTTGCCCTGCCTTGTTGCGGGTCTTGCGTATTATCTTTCCCTAAAGATCCCCGATGCGATGCCCCGGATCGAAATGTTAAAGGCTTCTTACGAAGAGCAGTGGGCATTGGCGTCTACGGAAGATCGGGAAAAAGCGTCTCTTCGGCTGGCCCCACGACAGATATTCTATTAAGGGGGCGGGATGCCTAATATTTTTGCATCCGGTAAATGGGCAATCTCGATATGCGACCGGTGTGGGTTCCAATACCCGCTCAAACAGTTACGCACGCTCGTTGTTAAGACTAAGAACGTTAATATTAAAGTCTGTCAGGAGTGTTGGGAGCCCGATCAACCACAGCTACAACTTGGCATGTACCCTGTAGACGACCCACAGTCCTTGCGGGATCCAAGACCAGACACGTCGTACAACCAGGCTGGCTTTACTGGGTTACAGATTACTACTGGAGATACTGAGCTGGGCGACGGTGGCCCGTCTGGTGGTAGCAGAGATATACAATGGGGCTGGAACCCTGTAGGATTATACAATCCGTTGCAGTTGCCAATTCCGGACGTTTTAATAGCTTCTGGGCAGGTTGGCACCGTGACAGTAACGACCTCTTAGGAGTGAACCATGCAATACAAACAACCTGAAAAGACCCCGGTTCCTAATACGGCCGGCTACCCAAACAATGTACCCAATACGCAAACTGTTAAGACTCGTGGCACTGGTGCAGCTACGAAGGGCACGAATTCTAGTAAAAAGTTGGGCTAAATGAACTACGCAACGCTTTTTAAGACGATTCAGGCGTACGTCGAGAACGAGTTTCCCGACACGGCGGTTATTAACACGTCCGATACTTCGACTGATTTTACGACTAAAGAGCAGATTGATTCGTTTATTAAGCAGGCAGAGCAGCGAATTTATAATTCGGTGCAGATCCTTGCCCTGCGCAAGAACGTTCTAGGAGCCACCACGGCGGCTAATAAGTACCTGTCGGTGCCTTCTGATTGGCTTGCTAACTTCTCACTTGCTGTGATTGATGGCGACGGAAACTACAACTACTTGCTGAACAAAGATGTTAACTTCATCCGCGAAGCGTTCCCATACCCAGCAACTACGGGGCTTCCTACGCATTATGCGATGTTTGATGAAGATTCATACATTCTTGGGCCTACCCCGGACGCTGCTTACAACGTTGAACTCCATTATTTCTATTATCCGGCCTCTATTGTTGATGCTGGTACATCTTGGCTGGGGGACAATTTTGATTCTGTGTTGCTTTACGGCGCTTTGCTGGAAGCGTATACGTTCATGAAGGGCGAGCAAGACGTAAACCAAAACTACATTGCTCGTTACAATGAAGCGCTGGCGATGCTCAAACAACTAAGCGAAGGTAAGAATCGTCAGGATATGTACCGAACACAACAAGCAAGGTATCCAGTTAAATGAGCGGCATGAATGAAGTAGCCTTTTTGCTAGGCGGCCAGATCAGGGTTGAGACCACAGAAGGTCGTGGGGCAAACCCAGAAGAACTTGCTGATCGTGCGCTAGATAAGATTATTGCTGTAGGCGGTACCTCCCATCCGGCTATTACGGAACAAGCTAGAGCATTTCGCGAGAACATCAGGAAAGTTTTGGTGTTCTACATGCAGGAAGCGGTTAGGGCACATAACGTGACTTTGGCCAATAAGTTCAGGAAAGCAGGACATCCTGAGTTAGTTAAACTTTTAGATGAGTAAAGGAGCCTAAAATGGCTATTTCCCAAGCAATGTGCACTTCGTTCAAAGCAGAACTGCTTCAGGCTGAGCACAATTTTAAATCTTCCGGCGGCAGTACTTTCAAGCTGGCCCTGTACACTTCGTCGGCTAGTATCGACGCCAACACGACTGCGTATAGTGCCACTAACGAAGCCACAGGTACCAACTACACGGCTGGCGGCTCACAACTAGTTAATAGCGGTGTTTCCGCCACAAATACTAACGCCACCGCCGGTACCGGGTTTACCGATTTCGCGGATCTAACGTTTTCGCTGGCTACCATCACGGCTCGTGGCGCGTTGATTTATAACTCGACCGGCACTACAACTAACACCAATGCCGCTGTTTGCGTGTTGGATTTTGGCGCTGATAAGACGTCTACCGACGGCGACTTCACGATCATCTTCCCCGCAAACGACGCTTCTAACGCAATTATCCGTATTGCCTAAGGGTAGATTGTGGCTTTACCTTGGAGCGAAGGTACTTGGGGTACTAATAGCTGGGGCGTCGGCGGGCTTGGTGTAGCCGTCAACGTCTCCGGTGTTTCCGTTTCTGGTGATGTTGGTGCAATAACAACCACCGGGGTGGCGGAAGTATCCCTTACCGGCGTCTCCGCGTCCGGAGGATTGGGCGAAGAAGTCGCTTTCGGCAACACTGTTTGGGGCGGCGGTGACTGGGGCGGTGCAATTGGTTGGGGTGGAAAGCTAAATGCTATAGCTACCGTAACCGGGGTAGCTGCGTCTGGGGCCCTTGGGGCCGCCACAACCTCCAGTGATTCGACCGTAAATGTAACAGGCGTTGTTGGTACTTTTGCCGAACCACGAGGCTACGTCGGAGTTAAAGTAACCGAGGTTGTTACTGGGTTACAGGCGGCCGGTAGCGTAGGTAGCGTAACTAATACCGCAGGCGCCACTGGTAGCCCAACTAGCGTTACAGGTACCGGAGAAATTGGTGAATCTAGAGCTCCCTCTCTAGCAACCGCCTGGGGTGAAGAGTACTGGGGTGGCCCGTTTGGTTGGGGTGGCCAGCTAGCTGCTAACGTAGACGTCATTGGGGTCGAAGCTTCTAGCGCCCTAGGTACAGTTTCTGAAGTAATTGGGGAAACTAACGTCATAGTTTCTGGAGTTGCTGGAGATTCTGCCCTAGGTGAAGAGGATGTACTTGGTAAGGCAAACGTACAAGTTACTGGGGTTACATCTTCCGGCGCTTTAGGTACAATATCTGTACGCGGAAAAGCGGTAGTCAACGTTACTGGGGTTGTAGGCACTATTGGTGCTTTCTCTGTACAAACCGCAACAACCAATAGATTCAATGTAACTGGGGTATCTGCTAATGGGTATCTTGGTGAGGAAGATGAAAGCGGTAAAGCACGCGTCACCGTTAGCGGTGTCAGCGCAACTGGGCAAATTTCAACACCGTTGGTGTGGGGGCTAATTGATACGAGCCAAACACCAAATTGGCTACCAATCGCAGCATAGGAGTATTTAAATGGCATCCACATATTCAAACCTTAAAATTCAGCTCATGGCCACGGGTGAAAACTCAGGCACGTGGGGTAACGTAACTAACGTCAACCTTGGTACTGCTATTGAGCAAGCACTTGTTCAGTCAGCTACGGTTGACCTTTCCGGTGGCGATGCAACGCTGACGCTGTCCGATTCAAACGCAGCCCAAGACGCTCGTGCTTTGCGCCTTAACTGTACTGGCGCTACCGGTGCGGCTAACGTAATTGTTCCGGCTATTCAAAAACCATATATCA